GCTTGGCTGCCGCTGGCCGATGCGGACCCCGGCGCAGAACCGCTGCCGCTTGCTGACCCCGAAGCTGAGCCAACACCGGAACCCGAAAGCGATCCAGACCCCGAAAGACCGGAACCGGACGCCGAGCTACTGGCACTCCCGGACGCTGACGCGCTGCCGCTGGCCGAACCCGATCCGCTGGCTGAGCCGGAAACTGAACCAGACGCCGATCCACTTCCGCTCCCCGATGCCGACCCGCTTCCTGACGCTGATCCACTTCCACTGCCGGAGGCCGAGCCGCTTCCAGAAGCCGAGCCGGACCCTGAAGCTGAACCACTCGCGCTGCCGGACGCCGAACCGCTGCCCGAAGAACCTTCGCCAGAACCAGAGACCGAGCCAGAACCGGAAACCGATCCTGACCCGGAAAGCGAACCGGAACCCGAAGCGCTTCCACTGGCCGATCCGCTCTCGCTGCCCGAGCCGCCGCTTCCCGACGACCCGCTTAATCCGGTCGAGCCAATCGAGCCGCTGCCGCTTTGCGAGCCGCTCTCGCCGCTGCCCGACCCGCTGAGCCCCGAGCTTCCCGACGCGCCACTTTCACCGGAACTCCCGCTCAGGCCCGATGTGGTCCCACTCGAACCACTGACCCCGGAGCTTTCGCCGGACGATCCGCTCGCGCCGGACGAGCCGCTCATACCAGAGCTTTCTCCCGATGAACCACTTCCCGACCCGCTGAGGCCAGAGCTTTCGCCGGAGGAGCCACTTGCCCCCGAAGACCCGCTGATCCCCGAACTTTCTCCCGAGGAGCCGCTGCCTTCGCCGGACGATCCGCTTTCCCCGGACGAGCCGCTCATCCCCGAACTCTCGCCCGACGAGCCGCTCTCGCCCGATGAACCGCTGGACCCGGAACCTTCCCCGGACGACCCACTGACGCCCGACCCCGACGATCCGCTGAAGCCAGAGCTTTCGCCCGACGATCCACTCATGCCGGAACTCTCGCCGGAGGACCCGCTCATGCCTGAGCTTTCACCCGACGAGCCGCTTTCCCCTGACGAGCCGCTGAAGCCCGAACTCTCGCCCGACGACCCCGAGCTTTCCCCTGATGATCCGCTCTCTCCCGAAGAACCACTGGAGCCCGACGAGCCGCTCGAACCTTCCGGGCAGCAGCCGACGGCATAGACCGGCACGCCGTCCGCCGTCATGCCCACGAAGCGCATCAGGTAGCGGCCGATCTTCGGGAATTCGCAGGTCGCATAGCCGTAAAGCGGCACGCCGTCGGCCAGCCCCAGGAACCTCGCCAACACACGTGGTACGGACGAGTGAATCGCCGCCGGGCCGGACCCCGATCCAGGGCAGCCGAGCGCGTAGAGGGGCACGCCGTTCTTCGGCCCCACGAAGCGCGCCAAGTATCGCTGCTGCAGGATCATTGGTTGATGTCCACCACCTTGCACTCGAAGAGCGTTTGCCACGCCTTCGTCGCCACGTCGTAGCGCTGCACCTCGCCGGGGTAGTAGCCGTCGTCATCGGGTACGTTGTTGGTGATCAGCACGTGAGCCTGGTAATCGCCGTCGTCCAGCCGCACGACGGCCCAGCGCAGGTACACCGTGGTCGGGTCTGACGGGTCGGGTTCCTGGACCCACAGCACCCGCGCCGAGCCATGCGGCAGGTTCTGGAGTTTCTGCGTGTCGCCGTTGATGATTTCCGCGCAGTCGTAGAGCTGTTCGGGATCGACCTGCAAGCGCGCCGGCGTCACGCCGGCAATGACAGCCAAGCCGATCTTGCCCGCCGCGATCGGCTCCAAGAGGACGGCGAACTTCCCCTTGTGAACGTTCTTGACAGGCACGGCGCCCTCGAAGGTCACCTGCCGCTTGAACTCGTCGAGGTTGTCCGGCGGCAAGATGATCGGCTCGGTAACGCCCAGCACGGCAAACCGAGCCTGGTCCGAGCCCGACACGTTCTTCAGCTTGACGATGCCGCTCTGCCGGAAGAACTGCGTCGCCTCCGTGCCGAATATCTTGTGTTCGCGCACGGCGGGCCGCGTCGAGGAACGCGTTGAACGCCTCGGCGGTGACTTCCAGCCGTTGGCCCGGCTGGACCTTCTTGAAGGCGTCGCCGGCCATCAGGTGCCAATCCCCAAAAGCGAGAAATCCCCATACGGGTAAACCTGCTCCACGTAAACGGCCGCGGGTTGCTTGACCAGCACGTCGGCGTCCTCGGCGTCCTGGTAGCGGACCCAGAGGTACTCCCAGCCCTTCTTGTCGATCCCGGTGATGTCGCCGACGGTTAATCCGGTTGCGTTCGGACTGGCGGCGAAGCTGAACGTGATCTCCCAGTCCTCCTGGCCGCGCTGCGAGCCGGAGGCGCCCATGAACAGCACTTCTCCAGGAGCAAAGCCCTTGAACGGCGCGGCGTTGACCTTGCCGGTGAGGTAGAAGAGCGCCGCCTTGTAAGCGGGGGTGACCAGCGCGATGGGGATGTAGTGCGTTTCCTTGAAGTTGTAGACCGGGATGGTGATGTCGGTCCCTTCGACCGAATCGTTGTTGACGCCGATGGCCCCTTTGAAGTCAGGCGGGTCTTCGCCGGGCGGGGCATGGCTGCCGATGGTTTGCAGGCTTTGCGTTATGTGGGTTGTTCCGCCGCCAGTGTCGAACGAGAAGGACGACTCTCCCGGCTCCTTTGGGTCCAGCTTGCCGTAGCGAACCGACACCTCCCACAGGCCGCTTCCCTGGTGCGAGATGTGGTAGTTCTGAAAGACCAGGCCGGCGTAGATGGCGGGGATCGTGGCCTCGACGACAGCGCGCACTGCCACGTCGTCTTCCGTGCCATCGACGACGTACAGCAATTCCACGGAAGGGTTCTCGACCCCGACCGTGGTCTCGCGGCTGTCGTATTTCTCGATGATCACCGCCATCGATCACTCCTCACGCGAAGACCAAACCGCCGTTCTGGGCCTCCCGCACGAGCTGCCCGGTGTTGCGCGCGACCTGCTCGCTGGCGCGGGCGGTGCGCTCGGCCAGGCTGTCGGAGCCCAGGCCCGCCACGGCGAAGGCGCTGAAGGTCCCTTTCACGTCGGTCTTGGCCTCGGCCTCGTCCAAACCTTCAAGGTCGAACTCGGGGCGGCGGGCGCGCTGCTCCTCGCGGTCCATCGCCGCCATCTGGCGTTCCAGTTCCGCCTGCTCGCGCTGGGCGGCCAACTCCGCAGCGCGCTGTTCGAGCGCCCGCTGCGCTTCGGCTACTCGCTCCTGGTCGGCGGCATTGGCTGCGTCGATCTCTCGCCGCCGCTCCCGGCGCTCTTCCTCTTGCATCTGGTTGAGCGCTTCCTCGCGCTGCTGGCCACGCTCGCGTGCTTGATCGACGCGCGGAGCCCGCTCCCGAACCCGTCGGTCAAGCCGCTCGCGGGCCTCGCGGTTCTGCTGTTCGACCTCGCGGTTGATGGCCTCGACCTCGCGCCGGGCCGTCGCCGGGCTGAAAAGGTTCCGCACCCGCGCCCAGGCACGGCGGAAGAAGCCGACGAACTCGTTGAAGGCGATTTGCAGGCCCGTGCAGAAGACGTCCCAGCCATCGGCCAGGGCGTTGACGACGGTCCAGAAGGCAACCTCGATCCCTGTCCAGGCGGTGTTGAAGGCGCGGGCCACGGCGTAGACCGCGCTCCAGAACAGCTCCACGAAGAACGATTTGAAGTTCCGCCAGGCCGCGCTGATGGCGGCAATGCCCGCCTCCCAGACGACCTGGATGCCGAGCCAGGCGACCTCCATTGCCCCGGCCAGGTCGCCCGCCGCGATGGCGTCTTGAATGCCTTGCCAGGCCGTGCCCGCCGCGCCCAGAAGCTGGTCGAACCCCTGGCCCAGCGACTCCAGGGCCATGTTTCCTTCATCGGTTGCGAACAGGACAGCGGCGGCGATGCCGCCGACGGCCGCGACCACCAAGCCGATCGGAGACAGCAGGAGACCGATGGCAACGGCCAGCAGCTTGACGGCGATCACGGCTGCGGAGATGGCGAAGGTCACCAGGCCGATGGCCGCGCCGACCGCCGAGATGATTGGCCCCAGGACCATGAGCGCCACGCCGATGCCGACGATCCCCGCGATCACGGCGGCGATGATCGTGATGACCTCCCGGTTCTCGTCGATCCAGGCTGCGCTGTTGGCGGCGACGCGCGTGAGCCACTAGGCGATGGCCTGGAGCGTCGGGGCCAAGGCCGCGCCGACCATGAAGGCGACCTGCTTGAGCGACCGCCACAGCGTGGAGAGCGCGTCGCCGAACGCCTCGGCCGCCTGGGCGTCTTCGGTGCTCATGGTCAGGCCAAGGCCGTTCGCTTCGCGGCGCAGTTCCTGGATGCCCTGCGCGCCGGTAGACAAGAGCGGCAGCAGGCTCGCCCCTGTGCGGCCGAAGATCTCCATCGCAATTGTGGCGCGGTTGGCCGGATTCTGAATGCGCGACAGGCGGTCAGCGATCAGCTCGAATTGCTGGTCGGGGGACAAGCCGTTCAGGTCCGCGATGGTCAGGCCCAGCCGGCCCAGGTTGCGCTGCGCCTGGGCCGACCCGCGGGCGGCCTCGATGATATTGCGGCTCATCGTGCGGAGGCCCTTTTCCAGGTCCTCCGCGCCGGACCCCGACTGCTCGGCGGCGTAACGCAGCTCGGACAACGCTTCGACCGCAACGCCGGTCCGCTGGGACATGTCGAGCATGTCGCTGCCCATGTCCGCAAACAGCTTGGCCGCGCCGAGAAAGGGAAGGGCCAGCGTAACCCCCAGGCCGGCGAGTTTCGCCCCGAGCGCCGTGATGCTCGCGCCGAACGCCTTCAGCCTCGCGGACGCGGCATTGAGCCCCTTGACGAGGCGACTGTCCTTGACGAACAGCTCGACATAGGCGGCACCGGCGCGAATTCCTGAGGCTGCGGCCATTGTCAACTCCGATCCACGAACACCCGCTTGAGCACGTCAATCGACGCCTTGCGCACCGGCAGCTCCCGCCGGCGCTGGTAGGGGTTGAAGTCCGCCGGCTTGTAGGGCGCTGGTTTCTTTCGATGGTCGCGGTGGACGTTGGCGGTCAGCGCCAACAGGGCCGATGTGTGCGCCCAGCGCTCGCGGCTCCGGGCCTCGGCCATCAGGCAGAGTTCCCGGAGGGTGAAAGGGCCGGGGTCGATTCCGAGGACTCCGGCGCAATGCCAAATGAGCGTAACAACTTGTTCGCTTCGCGGTCGGCGTCGAACGTCTCCAGCACCTTCTCGGCCTGGCCCATCAACCGGTCCCGCACCTTCCGGCTCTCGGCCACGATCTTCCGCAGGCTGCTGCGCGCCCTCGCTTCGGGGAAAAAATCGATCAGCTCCTCCAGGAAGGCGTCCGTGGCCAGGGTGATGGCGTCGCCGGCCAGCGCCCGGCCGAAGTCCTCGTCGCTGATCTTCTTCGCGTCCGCTTCGTCCTTGCAGAGGCAATACAGCACGTCGGCAAGTTGCACGGGATCGCCGACCAGCGCGCCCAGCGGTTTGAAGCCGTCGTCCACGAGCTTGTACAGATCGACATTGAGCAGGCCCCGGACGCGCTTGATCGCCGCCACGTTGATGGCGATGGTCCAGGTCCGCCCCGCGTTGTCGTTGAAGGTCCGCATGCGAACGGGTCTCCTCTCGGCGTTACGGCACAACCATCCAGAGCGGCGGGTTGACAGAGTAGGTCGGCTTCACCGTGACGCTGACGGTGATCGCCTCTTCCAGCGCCTCATTGCGGCTGAAGTTGGTGACCATGCAGGTCGCCCGCAGGCCCTGCGATCCGGTCACCGTGATGTCGCCGTCCATCACTGCGAACTCCATCGACGCGCGATTGAGGAAGGTGTCCCGGACTGCACCGAAGTCGTCGTCAGCGGTGTCCCAGACCATCTCGAATTCGATGGACCCGTCCTTGAGCGTGGCGACCGTAGCCCGCCAGCCGGCGTTGCCGCGCGTGGTCACGTCGGCCTCGCCGGCCTCCAGGTTCAAGGTCACGTCCTTGACGTTCTTGACTTCGTTCCACACCGGGGCGGCGAAGGTGCCTGTGTTGCGATAGAGCTTGGCGTCGAGGCCGAGTTTGACTGCCATGAGCATGTCTCCTTAGCGAACCGAATCACGCCACAGCGCCGACAGCTTGGGCTTTTCCGCTTCAAAGGCGGGCTGCATAAACGGCCGGGGCCGGTAGCGCGCGTGCCGGGCCTTGCCGCGATCCTCGATCACCGCGTCCCCGCCATGCTCCAGGAGGCGAGGCGCCGGCGAGCCTTCCGTCGTCAGCGTCGGGCCAATGACGACGCTCTTGCGCTGCGAGTCGTAGGCGAACAGGATGAACTTCCGCAGCAATCCCACGTGCGAATAGGGCGGCGACCCTGGCGGGCTCGTCCCCTTGCGCTTGCGGATCGAGGTCTTGGCCCGCTGCCGCACGAACGCGCCGAACTTCGAGAACACCCGCCGCGTGCCCGCGTCCACCGACCGCTTGACTTTCTCGCGGTCGAAGAAGCCGCCTTTCGCTGCCTTGAAGGTCATGCCGATCATGCTTCACCTCCACACGCGATAGGTCAGCGTGATGACGCTCGTGAACTGCCGGAACTCGTCCAGGTGTTTCAGCGAGTAGACCGGCTCGTTCTTCACTTCTGTGCAGCGGGCATTGGGATAGCTGGCCAATGGCTGCGTCCGAAAGTGGTCGGCGATCTCCTCGACCAGCGTCATCAAGGCGTCCAGCGACGCCTGGCTCATGTCGGTCTTCTGCTGCACGGCCACGTCGATCAGGTAATCGAAGGTGTCGCGGTTGCGGTCCAGCGTCTTTGAAGCGAGGGAGCGGGGCACGACGCTGACCTTCAGCTCCGTCATCTCCGACAGCTCGAACTTCGGCTGATAGTGGCGCTCGGCGGTCAACGGCTGGCCGAACGAGCCGCCGTTGAGCTGCGCCACCACGGAGTCAGCGATGTCGAGGATGACGGCCATTACGTTCCTTCCGTGCCCACCTGTTTCGTGTGAATCCGTAAGAGCTTCCGATACACGTCCGACCAGCGCCACGGGGGCTCTTTGCCAGGGGCCATGACCTCGTAGATGAAGGTCCTGGTCCCCTGCGTTTCCCGGATCAGGTCGCCGCGTTCCGGCAAGGCCGGCGAGCCGCCCAGGAGCAGGTCCGCCGCGTGGATCAGGAAGTCGCGGTCGGTCCATTCCATGCGCACGCCGCCGTAGCCGTCATCGAGCTTGAGCAGCGTCCGGCCAACCGTGGCCGCAACCGCGACCTCCAAAACGCCGCGCCGATAGACGACCTGCCGGGAGGCGTGCGTCTTGAGCATGTCGGCCAGCCAGTCCGATCCGGTTTGCAGCAGGTCGGGCATAGCGTCCTCACTGGTTCATGCGGACGCGAACCGTGGCATCGGCGTCGGCTGCGGCCCTGACGACCTTGCCGATCTGCTTGTTGCCGACCGCCGTGGCCGTGGCGACGTTAGCCGCGTCGTCCCAGTACACCGTCGTGCCCGCAGCCAGCGCCGTGCCGACGCCCGTCGCCTTGGCAAAGTCGAAGACCCCCTCGACGGCCAGCGCGCCGAGCTTGTTGGCCTTGATGTCGAGCTTGGCGACACCAACCAGATCGCCCTGGACGATCACATCGCCGGCGGCAACGTCTGCCACGGGCGTATAGTCGATGGAGGCCCCTTCGTGAACGAAAACGGCTTGTGCCATGATTCGATCTCCTTTGGTTCAAAGCGTTACGCGCCGGCGCTCTTGACCGCCGCCCGGAAGTCCTGCATGGCCACGCCGAAGTCGAAGTAGCCGCGCCACTTCATGCCCAACGTGTCGAAGTCGGTCTCACCCGACTCGATGGTCGGCGTGCGCTGCCCGCGCAAGTACGCGATCTCCATCGCGGCCACGTCGGCCGGATTGGCGAACAAGTACCAGGCGGTGGCGCTGCCGCCGGCGATCCCCTGCGAGTTCAGGTACGGCGATGCGTAGGGCTGCCACTTGCCCGCGTGCGGGTTGTTGGCCGGCTTGGGTTTGTCGGCAGTGGTCGTTTCATTGACCCGCGTCTCGGTCATCAGTTGCTGCGCGGTGACCTTGAGCGCCGTGGGCACGAGCAAGATGGCCGGCGTGATGAGGATCGGCTTGCCGTCCTTGTCGGTCTGGTCGGCGAACAACTGCTCCGCGCTGGTCAGCGAGCTGATTTGCAGCGCCGTGCCGGCGCCGCTCTGGAAGTTCTTGTTGCCGGCGCTGAAGAACGCGCCGGGGTTCGACAAGAGCAGCGTGAACACGGCCGATTCAATCGCCAGGGCCGACTGCCGGCCCAAGATGCGCGGGATTTGCAGGAACGCCCCGAGGTCATCGTTGATGATCATCTGCCGGGTCAAGGCGATGATCTTGCCGTAGGTGTCGATCTGGTTCGTGAAGGACTCTTCCGTGAGGTTCGCGTGCTTCAGCTCGCCGTCGGGACCGACCTTCTCGAACGTGCCCTGGCCGGTCATGCGGTAGCGCGTGACCTGCTTGAAGTCGTTCACGTCGGCCTGGGCGCAGATGACCGTCGCAACTCCCTCGACGGCGGTGTACGCCTCGAGCAGCGCCTTGTTGGCGACGTTGGACAGGATGCCCGACAGACTGATCGTGGAGAAGCCGCCGCCCGCCGCGCGAAGCGTGCGATCCGCCTCGAAGGCGGTGCGGATCGTGTCATCGTTCATCCGGCCCGGCCGAGCGTACCCACCGGCGGCGTGGATCACCTGGAAGAACAGCTCGTGCAGGCCCATGCCGCGCAGGTCGCGGGATTGTGCGGCCTCGACGGTCTGCTGGCCGTACCAGCGCAGGACCTTCTCCTCGGACATCCGCACCGATAAGCACAAGGCCGCTTCGATGGCCTGGACGTTCGGCGCTTTCCCGCCGGTCTGAATGGCCGGCCCTTGCGGACGAGAGGCCCGCAGCACTTCCAGTTCCGTGCGCGTCATGTCCCAGCCTTCCTCGATGGCCTTGGCCTCGATCTCGCCATGTTTGCCGCCGCACACCTTGCGGATGGCCGCGATCCGCTTGGTTTCGGCCGCAGCTTCGGCCCGAATGACGGTCGCCGGGTTCGGTTCGGGATCGCCAGCCGGCTTGGGGGCCTGGGCGTCGTACATCGCCCGGAGGTTCTTGGTCTGCTGTTCGCTCAGGGCATCCACGGCGAAGCCCTGGGATTCAAGCCATTTCGTGAAGTCCATGTCTGCGGTCTCCTTCGATTGGTCGGCGCTGGCGGCGATCCGGGCCGAGGTGTTCTCGTCCGCGCCGAGCACCACGAAGCTGATTTCCCCGAGCGTGGCACGCCGGGCGATGTTGACCGGGCCAGGGAACTCCCGGCCGTTGGCCTGCGAGGTCTTCCCATCCGGCACGAACTCGACCTGGTCGGCACGCGCGCCGATGGACGCCTGCCAGCCGAATCCCTTGTCGTTCAAGGCGATCACCTGCCGGGCCTTGGGCGAGTCGCCCATCACCTGGCCGGCGACGACGAGTTGGTCATTCATGACCGCGATGGAATCGGTCTGCCCCATCACGAAGTCCACGTCGCGGGTGTGATCGAGCAGGATCGGACGCCGCTGCTTGCCGACCTGCAAACCTTGTAGGTCGACGACGACGGGATAGCGCCAGCCGAGGAGCTGCATGGCCCCGCCGGTGTAGGCGGTCATGGAGAAGCGCCTCAGCTTCTGCACATCGCCGTCGGCCGGGGCCGCTTCCAGCTCCACGGACGCCGCAAGCAGGTTCAGCGCCCGGTTCTCAGGCGGCTTGCTCTTCGAGTTCGGCTTCTTCATCGAGCGTTTCCTCTTCGTCCTCTGGCTTGCCTTCGTCTTCGGGTGACGGCTGCCCCGCCGTGGCCGTGGCGGTCAGCCCCAACTCCTGCATCAGCGCGACCTCCTTGGCCCGCTGGCGCAGGGCTTCTTCCCAATCCCGGCCCTGCCGGGCATATTCGTGGGCGAGCGTGGTCGTGTGGTTGGCCAGGCGCGTCGCCTGGGCGGACGCTTCCTTGGCGGGATCGACATGTTCCTGCCCGTCCCAGAACCACTGGTGGGACCAGTCAACGAATGGGCCGAGGTTCGCGGGCAGAAGGCCGGCAATCAGCGCTGCTTCATCGAGCCACGCTGCCAGGATGCGGTCGAGAACGATGCACTCCAGGTGCGACTGATCGACGCGGATCGCCTTGAAGTACGTCTGGTGGTCGAGACGGCCGGAGGCATAGTTGTAGCCCGACGAATTTCCTGCTGCGACGTTGAACGGCATGTTCAGACAGCGGGCGATCTCGTTGAGAATCTCCTTCTTGAACTCGGCGTAGGTCGTCGCCGGTTGCTCGGCCTGAAGCTGGCTCATCTTCCAGCCGCCAGGCATGGTGACCAGCGCACGTTGTTCGAGTTCGATCGGCTCGAATGGCTCGGCCGCTTCCGACTCGCCGCC